CCCCATCACGCCCTATCGCCTTGACCCGGTGGTTACGCAGGAACTGCACCTCCTTGACCTGACAGTTGCGGCTAAAGCTATCCCACCACACCGTCAACTGTAACGCCATCTCGGGACAGGGCTTGCTACAGAGCGCGTGGATCGGGATACGCGCCCATTGTGCGCCGCTTTCAAGCATGATTTGGAAGTAGGGTACGCGCATAGGTTCTGCACGAAAACCAAACACGGTGCAGAGGGTAAATTCACCTTTGCCCTTCTCATGGTCGTGCAAAAACTCGTTACGCACGTATGCCGTGATGTACGGCGTGTCAGCCCAGAAGTTCATACCAATCCCTCTTTATGCAACTGCATGATGGTGCGAGCCATACCGTCGTATAACGCTAGGCGTAACTCGTCGCGTGAAAGCCCGCTTTTATGCGTACGAGAATCGCACTCATCATGGCAGGCACTACACGCCCACGCACCGAGCAGATCGGGTGACTTCAGCCCCATGCCCGACACGCCAGCCACGCGGATATGCGCCAGCACCACCGTCTCGCTGTTGAAGTTACAGACGCCCGGTATACGCACCGTGCATCCACGCCCTTTGGCTTCTTTACGCAGCATAGATCGGCTCCGGTAACGGCCCGATGCCAAGCTCTATCAGCCTGTTCTCAATGCCGTGTAAGTATTCGGTGAATTCTTGCTTGGTCATGCGTGAAGTGCGCTTGAGTGGTCGCAGACGCTTCTTGCCAAGCCCTGTGAGCGTCTCCCAGCCGAATATCTCACCAAGGAAATACTCATGCAGGTCATCGCGTGTCCAGCCCTGTAGCGCCTCTCCACCCGCCTCCATAATCATTGGGTAAACCACGCCCCAGAGGTAGGCCAGCTGCTGTGAGGTTTTGGGCTTCTTCCACTCGGCCACCTCTACCGCCCACACCTTGCTCGGGTCTAGCCCTTGCGTCATGCGGATCACGGCAACAGTCATCTGCTCGGGTGTAGTGCCTTTGGGGAAAATGCGTTTCATGTGTACGCCTTCCACTCCTCGGCATATTCAACGTCTTGGTAACCGGGGAACCACGGCCCGCCACGGGTCATGTGTACGCACACCGGATCAGGTTCGTCAGCCTTGGTGTGCCAGCCTTCAAGGTAGTTGAAAGTCATGGGTAGCTCGCCAATCTGATCGTCAGCGCACCACTTGAACTGATGCAAGTACATCCCCGTTTCGGTGTTCACCACCTCTGGCGTGAGGCGTTGCGTTGCCTCATGCTCGCAGTTGATGAACATAAACGACGACCAGTTCTTGCGAGCGTAGGGATGTTGCGCCTTGCCATCCATTTTGACCGCCTCGGTAGGCTTGTAGTCGTGGTGTACGCAAAAGAGCGCTTTCGTCTTATCGACATAACGCCATATCTGCGTCAGGTCATGGCGCACAAGGAAGTCGCAATCCAGAAACACCGCCCAACCCTTGTAATCACAAAGGTAGGGGACAAGAAACCGGGTGAAACTAAACTGCGTTGACGAAAGAGGATCGTCAGGTCGCCAGTACAATCCGATTTCACGCAAGTACGCTTGGTCAATCGGCTGGATATACACCGGGTTACGGGCATGGCGCTCAATAGATCGCCGCGCTACCCGATACGCGATGTCCTCACGGCTGTCGTAACCGATAAAAATGGGAAGCTCTGTCACAGTCGTTCCTCAAAGTCTATGTACCGCCATCCGAGATATTCGGGCGTGACGGCGTATACGTCGTAATCGTAACCACGCACCGGGTCTATCTGTCGTTGCACAAACCAATCTGGGAAGGTCGTCTTAACGTCTACCAGAGCCGCTACCGTCATGCTCTGGTTGACTAGGTAGTAGTAGTCAGGGCGAGGGTGGGCAGCGTCAAACGAGGCTTTAGCGCAAATCGTGGCGTTATCAAACGGCCAGTCCTCAAAGCCAAAGTCACGCTTGAGGTGTTTCACCTCTATGCGCTTACCCGAGGCGTAAATATCGCCCTTGTCGGCAAACTCTTTACGGTCGGCAAAGTCAGCACGTAGTCGGCGCTGCGGTAGCGTCACCGTATGCCCAATGTTTAGGAGGTAAGTCGCCACGACAATCTCTGCCGGGCGACTAGCCCTAAACCTCGCCTCAAAATCAGAATGGGGTGTCAAGGTCGTCCCAGTTCTTTTCGGTTATCTCGGGTTTTTTGGTCGGCTGGCGCTGCGGCTCGCCAGAACGCGACAGCTTGCCCTCTCCTTTTGGCTCAAACTTGAGCGACAGGTAGGCGTCACCTGTTTTCTGGCTCACCTTCTTCCAGCCAGACACGTTGAAATCCACGTTGTTGATCACGCACGACCCACGGTAGTCAGGTCGCTTGGTGTTCTCGCCTTTGTCGTTCTTGAATAAAACTCCACGCATATTCGGGTCAAACTTATCCACGGTTCTGCTCCTTTGCCATTTGGATGTACTTCTTGATTGCCGACCGTTCCTTTGCCGTCAGCACATCTGCCACGGCGATATACAGGTCATGGTCAGGGTTCAGCGCCTCATGTACCGCCAACACGGCAAGGGCTATGTCTTTTTCCTCGGCGTCTAGGTCAAACGCGCTGCGGAACTGCTGCACGAACTGGTCACGCTTGGTCTGGTCAAACTTCTTGCCCAAATCGCCACGCGGGTCGTTGGTAAACCGCCCCTGTGCAGCCTCGGCGTCGTCGTCAATTTGTGCCAGCCCCACGATGGCGGCGAGAGCATAGCGACGGGCGTAGGTGATGCCGCTGCCCTGCCCCTGTGGGCTGTTGTCTTTGGTCAGCACGGGCATTTGGCCTGCAATCCACTCGCCGCTGCTATGCGCCAACGTGGTGACAAGCATCAAACCTTGCTCGGTCATCTGTGTGGTCTGAATCACCGACAAGCCGTTTGCCGCTAACTGCTTGCGGCAGGCATCCCAGCACGACGCTAGATCGGCGTACTTGGACTTAAAGAACGGGTTGCTGCTGTCTTTCAGCGCACCCGTGATGTCGGCTTGGGCTTTGCTTAACGCGGCGGCCAATGCGCCGATGGTTTCACTCTGCATTGTCTTGCTCCTCTAGTAATTTGTCGTATCGGGCATAGCCTTGTTTCCATGCGTTAGCAATGTCCGATTCCCTTACTCCAAATTTTCTTGCTAGTTGCGTACTTGAAAGAATTTGCTTTCGCAGTTCTTTTTGTTTCATAACTTTTTTGTATTGTTCTAATGACAACCGAGGCGGGTTTGACCAGCCTTCATACGGGTTTTCCGTTGTTTGACGTTCGTAAGAAAAAACAGGCGGGTGCAACAAATCTGTCGGCGGCCAATTTGTCAGCGGCGTCCCAAGTGTCAACCCAAAACCCGCCAACACTTCCTTAATTTCGGTTAACGATTTTTCCCCAAAGTGCCGCAAAGCCAATAAATCGGATTCACTTTTTTGAACCAAATCACCAACGTAATAAATCTCGTTGTTTCGCAAACAGTTAAAAGAACGCACCGATATTTCAAAATCAAAAATACTTGAACGCAACACTTCCATTTGTTTTTCTTCTTGTTGTTGCTGCATTTCCAAATCCTGTTGATGCCACCAGCTGTCATCGTCGTTCCAGATGTCATCGTGCATGGGAGGCTTGTTCCTCTGCCGGTGTGCAACCGCCGTCACCGCAAGGGTCACAGGCAGCAGCAATCAAAAACAGGATGGCGATGGCAATAAATTGCGGCCAAGGGCTTTTCATTCCAGACCCCCGTTACGCAGCGCATCAAGGGTGGCAATCTCGGTCAACTCAAACTCGTCGTCGGCTGACAGGTCGGTTAGGTCTAGCTTGATGTTGTGGTTGAGCGAGGAGGCGTGTTTGTCGTTGTCCAAGTAGATGCCGATCAAGGTGGCGCTTTCTACAAAAACGCTGTTGTCCATGTCCTGCGAATACTCAACGTCAACTTCAAACTTGTTGCCGAGGGCGTAGAAGGTGCCGAGGGCTGAATACTTATCCTTGAACATTTCTGTTGCTCCTGTGTTGTGTCTATCAACGTGGGATAGGTTAACCTCGGTTATTGGCTATGTCAAGCCCCATTGATAAAAAAAGTAACGACGGTTAATCTGCCAGCATGGACATTCAGCAGGCACTTAAGAAGTTTGGTTCCCCGGCTGGCATAGCTCGGGCGTTCAAGGTCAGCCCTCCAGCTGTATCCCGCTGGATACGCAACGGGCGCATCCCGCAGGCAAGGCTGTGGCAGTACAAGGCTGGGCAGGTAAAGCCCCCACAGGGGCGCTAATGCGTTCTACGGACGCTAAAAACGACAAACCCCCGTTAGGGGGCTTGACGCGGTTGTGGGGCAACCCTACGCTTTGGGTGGTGAATCAGCGTGACGCAAGGCTATTCGTGGGGAATAAGCCTGTCAAGCGTCACGCATAGTCAGGTTAACTATGCGGAGACAATATGCTTTTCTATACACGCCATCTCGGTGACTACGCCCGAGATACCGGCCATCTCACGACGTACGAACATGGGGTTTACACCCTGCTTTTAGATCGTTTTTATGCCACCGAAAAACCGTTTGGTGAGCGGGAAGCGATGCAGTTATGCCGCCCTACCAACGGACGGGAACGTGACAGAATCCGTCGCATCCTAAACGACTTTTTCATTCTTACTGCGTCCGGCTATGTGAATGCTCGGGCGATGAAGGAAATGGAAAAAGTGCAGGAAAAACAGGCAAAAGCGAAACAGAGCGCCCAGCAGAGGTGGATGCGAACGCATAGCGAACGCAATGCGAACGGTATGCTAACCAATAACCAATATCCAATAACCAATAACCAGAAGCCAAACGGCATCGCCAAAGTTAGCGCTGCGGCTGTGTTGAGCGTGGTGGGGCGGAGGGTTGAGTGATGGGTGACGAGTACAGTTATCCCCCGAGCGCCGCGAAGTCGGGCCCGAAGGGACTGCCCGACGAGCGAGTGGCGCGAGCGGTAGAGCGTAGTGCCTCCGGTTGGGATGAAGCCGTGCGTAGCAGCCCGCTGAACCGTCTGCGGTATTACGATGCGTTGCTGGCTCGCACCGCGTTTTCTGGAGACGCGGGCGAGCGGGAGAAGATTAAGATTCGCGTTGGCGAACTGATCCGAGAAATTGGAGCCTCTGACGTTTTGACCGATCCGGGCGTTATTGGGTTAGTCAGGGAGTTGTTTGGCGAAAAAGGCGTATTGAGGTTGAGAGAACGTGCGAATTCCACCGCTAAACAAAGTCAAAGCTAATCGGATATGGTGGCAAATATGGTTAGGCAGAGCGATTAACGAGGCACGATGCGACACGCCGCTAGACGAGATGCGAACGACGCGCCGATCACGGAAGCGCTCCGTAAGGCGGGGTTCACGGTCTACGATTACGCTCAAGTGGGGCAAGTCCCCGACAAGCTCATCGCCAAACCACTCCCGTGCGGTACGCCGTGGGTCTGCTGGGTTGAAATCAAAACCCCCAAAGGTCGCCTCACGGAAAGCCAAGAGACGTTCCGTAAGGTCTTTGAGCCACGCGGTGAGTTCTACGTCGCCCGTGACCCGCAAGACGCCGTAAAAGACCTCTACGAGCGTTATACGGAGGCTATCAAGCCAGAGCTTTGCCGGTAACGATCAGCCAGAAGCCGTTTTCGGGTAGTGAGGTTAGGTGTACCACCTCAAACCGCTCACAAAGCCGAGGTAGCCACCACGATGAGGGTTTCTGGATTAGGTGGGCGTTACGACCATCGCTTAACACCTTCTTGGCAGCCCCGGTGTGGATGGTCAAAAACCCAACCCCGGTGATGATCCGCTGAAGGTCATCTAGGACGGCATCCAGATGCTCGGGTTCAATGTGTTCTAGTACGTCAATACAGCACACTAGGTCAGCAGATTGGGGAGAGCCGTACTCTGGGAACACCGGGTCGTAGGCTGAATACGCCACCTCCACGCCTAACTGCTCCAACGTCTCTCGTAGACGCTGCTTACCCGCACCGTAATCGCTGATGCTCTCCCAACGGTTATCGCGGATTAGTTGCGCGACGATAGGGGCGAATAGTGTAGACGCCACGCCGTATTTGGGGTTTTCGTGGAGCTTCTGTTGTTCTGCGAGATATTCAGCGGAAATCATGTTGATTCTGTCTCCTGTGGGGAGTACCCTTTTAACCGAGAGGTGCTACATGGCAAAACACGAAGATGCAGGTTTATTTGTCTCTGCGTTGCTGCACAGTAGCACCGCTGCCCATTTTATTCACCTGTCCACGAAGTCTTACGCTGAACACAAGGCGTTAGGGCATTTTTACGAGGACATCCTAGACCTTGCCGACAAGTACGCCGAAACGTACCAAGGTCACTACGGGATTATCCCGCTAGAGGCTTACCTTGACGACTTCAAGGTACAGCGTGACGCCAAGGCGTACATGAGTAACCTGCTCGGGTTCGTTAAACGCACCCGTGACGACCTACCCGATGACCCTGACTTGCAGAACATCCACGATGAGATTGTCGGGCTGATCGCCGCCACGCTGTATAAGCTCACCAACCTCTCGTAATGCCGATGCGCCGCGAACAAATTGCTGCCGCATTGAAACAAATGGGGCAAATGGCTCAACGCCAACGCGAAATTGGGCAACATTTGTCGCCAGATCAGCAAGAAATTGTGCGTATTGAGGGCGAAATTAAAAAAGACCCGTGGTACGCCCAATATGTCAACAAATTTGGCGAAGAACCGGATTTATCGCGCAACGCAAATTACGATTACATAACGGCTTGGAAATCTGGCATTCGGCCAAAAATGAATTCGTATGATGGTCTTTACCATTGGGATTCAAAGACGCGTGAAGGCGAAATGTTGAAAAAGCCAGATCATCCGACAATATGGAAAACGTATTGGATGGATAAAACGGGCATAGACCCTGACAGCCTCGGGCTTAAAAACCAACAAGAGGCTGAAGAATGGTTACGGACGCGAGGACGCAAGTAAATGGCCGCCGACCGCAGCCGCCTTGCCGCCGCCCTCGCTTACGAGGAAGAACGCCGACGCCGCATGATGGAATCGGTGCCAGGACTAGTCACGACCCCCGCCCAACCCGCCCCGAGGGCTGACTTTCGTACCAACCTAGAAAACCTTTCTATTGGGCTAGGTGAAGGGCTGACTAACCAGTTAGAAGGCGTTAAAAGCATCGTCACCGACCCCGTAGGCACCGCTAAAAGCGTCTACGAGGCAGGTAAAGCCGTTATCCGCGACCCCTCGGTGATTGCTGACGCATTGCGCTACACCGCCGAGAAAGCCACTAGTGGCCCGTTAGGCGCAGGCGAGGTCATTGGCGAAATGCTCGGCCCACGTAAGGGCGGCCCGGTGATGCAAGAACTAGACGTTTACCACGGCACCCCGCACCGCTTTCCCGCAACCGAGGCCAACCCGCTCGGTGAGTTTGACGCCAGCAAGATCGGCACGGGCGAGGGGGCGCAGGCTTACGGTAAAGGCACTTATCTAACGGAAGATATGGATTTTGCGAAAGGTTACAAACCACGCGATCCAAAAGCCGAAGAAAAAATGCTGCGGATGTATAACAAGGCGCAGGATCGTCGCGATTACAACTCAATGGAAGTGTTGGAAGCGGCAATGCTGCATCGCACCACCGATGAACTACGCGAACAATTCCCGCGTCAGAAAGGCTTGGTAAATCGCATTGCAAAAATTAACGAAAAATCGCCAAGTTCGTTATACAAAGCAGATTTACCGGATGAAATGATTGATCGGATGTTGGATTACGATAAGCCCATCAATGAGCATAACCAAAGTGTACTTGATGCCTTGGAAAAAGCGGGCATCAACACGCAATCCGCAATGCGTGCGGGGCAAATGATTGAAGGGCAAGAAACGCATTTAGCAAAATTTGGTATTCCCGGCATCATTTACCGAGAAGGCAGAGGTAAAGGCCCACGCAACTTTGTAATGTTCCCCGGCGAGGAAAAGAAAGTACGCATCCTAGAACGTAAGTGATTGTTGCAGGTATGCGCCAATAGTCGTTTACAATCAAAGCCATGGCAGCACGGAAAAACACACCGCGTCTTTCCAACGAGTGGCGAGAACGCATCAAGTCAGGGTTGATCCTTTCCCGCCTAGAGCAAGCAGCCCTAGGTGAGCTAGAGATGTCCCCTGCGGCTCTTAAAGCAGCCGAGATAGTCTTACGCAAGACCCTGCCTGACCTCGCCAGAACCGAAGTCACAGGGGATGAGGGCGGCCCACAGGAGTTAATCGTTCGTTGGGGAGCGCCGAAGTAATGGCAAAAGGTGATCACCGGTACCGTCGTACCTTATGGGATCGGTTTTACGACAAAGTGATGCCCGAGCCAAATACCGGATGTTGGTTGTGGATTGGCGCAACGAAAGAACATGGATATGGGGTTATTGGCCTTGGTCGTCGTGACGAAGGCACAGCAAAAGCGCACCGAGTGTCATGGGAACTGCACCGAGGAAAAATCCCTGACGGTATGTGCATCCTCCACCGTTGCGATCAGCCGATGTGCGTCAATCCGAATCACTTATTTTGTGGAACTTTGTCGGACAATATGCAGGATTGCGTTCGCAAAGGCCGTAACGTCACGCCAGACAACCGAGGCACAAACGCCAAATGGGCAAAGCTGACCGAGGATGCGGTGCGCGACATTCGCACGAAAACGATGGCTGGTGTTGAATACGCCCGCAAATACAACGTAAGCAAAAGCGCCATTTACGAGATTTGGCGCGGGAAAAATTGGGCATGGATATAACGCTGCCTTACAACCCACGCAAGGCATTTATGCCTTTTCACGACAGGAGCAAACGGTGGGCGTGTCTAGTCGCCCACCGGCGCAGGTGCAGGTAAAACTGTAGCCGCTATCAACGACATCCTGCGTGCCGCGATCATGTACCAAGGGCCAAACGGTCTATTCGGGTACTGCGCCCCTTACGCTAACCAAGCACGACGTATCGCGTGGGACTACTTTAAGTATTACGGCCAGCCCCTGATCGCTGACGTAAACGAACAACAGATGACCCTCACCCTGCACAACGGGGTCAAGATTGGACTATTCGGCGCTGACAACGCAGACGCGATGCGTGGTCTAGGCTTCTCGGGTATTTACCTTGACGAATACGGCGACTTTAAGCCGTCTGTATTTGGGAACGTAATCCGTCCTGCCTTGTCAGATAAGCAGGGGTGGGCGGTATTCGCCGGAACCCCCAAGGGCAAGAACCAGTTTTGGGAAATTTACGAAACCGCCACTCGTCTCCCTAGCGAGTGGTTCCTGCTGCGCTTACCCGCCTCAACCAGCGGGCTTCTCCCGGCGTCAGAGCTAGCCGCCGCTAAAGCGCAGTTGTCCGAGGATCAGTACCTACAGGAGTACGAGTGTAGCTTTGAGGCTGCGATCCTCGGAGCTTTTTACGGCAAGGAAATGCGCGAGGCGCAAGACCAAGGCCGTATCACCCACGTACCGCACGACCACTCCCTGCCCGTCTATACGGCATGGGACTTGGGGTATCGGGACGACACCGCTATCTTCTTCTATCAAGTCACACGCAGAGAGTTGCGGGTGATCGACTTCTACGCGGTATCAGGCGAGGACATCCACGACATAGCCGAGGTGGTAAGGAAAAAGCCTTACTCTTACGGCAAGCACTACCTGCCCCATGACGCTCGCGCCAAGAGCCTACAGACCGGACGCAGCATCATTGAGCAGCTTGCCCACTACCTAGACGCCAAGAACATTGCGGTAGTCCCTGACATTGGGGTGCAGAGCGGTATCCAAGCGGTACGCATGACACTCCCCCGTGTGTGGTTTGACGCCGAGAAGTGCCGAGACGGCATAGAGGCGCTGCGGCAGTACCAACGCGAATACGACGAGGACAAGAAGGCTTACCGCCAAACCCCTCGCCACGATTGGACATCACACCCTAGTGACGCATTCCGAATGCTTGCGGTATCATACGCAGAGCAGAGTGACAAGACCCCGGCTCCAGAGGCAAAACCCCTGATGGTCGGCCCCGAAAACACCGTGACACTTAACGATATGTGGGCGGTGCATGACAGGACAAGCTCGCGGAGGGCGAGGATATGAGTACCCCGGTCAACGAAAGCCAGAATTTCCGAAACATCACCTCAACAACCACAATCTATACCGGCACAGGCGGCATCCTTGGCATTTTCGTTGCCTCGGCATCCTCCACGCCGACGATCAAGGTCAGCGACGGCACAGATACGATGGTGAACACCTTTACCCCGGTCGGTGCGACGTTCTACCCGATGCCGGGACGGTTTAACACCTCGTTGGTCGTGACGATCAGCGGGACGGTTGATTGCACGGTGTTCTGGGATTAAGTCATGTTAGCCACTTGGGGCTGCACGACGTTCCCGAAACCGACGCTCTCCCTAGACTTTCTGGGAGCGACTAGCCTTGACTCTGGCATCACCTTCTCCCGTGGCTCACAGGCAACGCTGTTTGATAGCACGGGGACGCTGGTGTATGCGAAGCATAATCTGGTTACTTGGAGCCAAGATTTTTCTCAAGCCGACTGGAGCAAAAATTCCTCAACTATCGTTTCTACGTCGGTAGCCTCGCCAATTACTAGCACTAATTATC